GCTATAAGTAATTCTAAGTTAATGGAGTATTGATTTGACTTTCATTAATGAATTGCATTTAAAGCGTATATGAAAAAGGAGAATGAACTAGTAAAACTATTTGGAGTCAATAAATCTGTGATTAAGGATTTACGCTCTTCAGCACCAGAAGGCTCTTGGATTAGAGATATCTCAAAGAAACCAGAGAAACTATGGGGTTATCTATGGAGCGAGACTGGAGTTAAATGGCTTTCCGAGAAACTGAATGTCAATGAAAAAAATTTTGAAGTCCCCCCTTCGGGGGAGACTTCACCTAAAGAGGCTGAATGTACAGTAACAAGAAGTAACTTTGTTAATCTTAGATTAATTGAAGTAATTCATAATGGTAAGCGTAGAATGGTTCAATGTAAAGACAATAGAATCATCAAAGAAGGAATGCTTGTAAAAATTCGGCTAATTGATGAGAAAACCGCTTGCATTTCGCACATTATTAGCAAACATTTGAAGCCAAAATCATGAAAGAAAAACCTGATAGACACGAAAAGTCTGAATCAAAATCTAAAGAAAAAAAAGAAAATATGATGAAATCTGAATCAGAATATAAATCGTCTCCTTCTTGTTGCCAAAAGTGTGCTAAGTCAAGGTATAAATGCCAATGCTAATATGCCTTTAAAAAAATCAGCAAGTAAAAAAGCCTTTGTTGCAAATTATAAGGCTGAAATTAAAGCAGGTAAGCCACGCAAGCAAGCATTGGCTATTGCTTATTCTGTTCAAAAACAAGCATCTAAAAAATAATGCCAGAACAAAACAAAGAATTACCTGCGTCATTAACAGACCCATTGCTAAATACATCAAGGGCTTATGGTGCAAGGGTTGACCCAAGCGTTTTAAACAATTATAGCGTTAATAGGCAGGTTCAATATCAAAATAAAATTGGAAACCCTAATGGTGTTTTACAGGGTCAACCTATATTTGACCTTGAAAAAGCATATAAAGAGTTGCCTAAGTTAATTGAACAAGGGGCTAGTTTAATTGAAGAAAAAACATTATCAACAGCAAAAACAACTGTTGCAAAAGCCGCAGGTGTTGCTGCGTTAAAACAGGCTGAAGTAATTACTGCTAATAATGCAAATAAGGCTATTGCTGCAATTATTAATGGGACTAAAACATATTTAGGAAAGCCAGCATTACAGTTTGGAACTGCCGCTGGGTTAGTATCTTTTACACCATTAGGATTTGCTAAAAATGTTGGCAAATCTATTGGTTTAGATGTTGCTGGTCTTACTCCAGTTAGTAAAGCATTAACAGCCGCTGAAGTTGCCGCTGCAGCAACTGGAACAACAAAAGCATATCATGCATTGTTAGAAAAAGGTGTTCATGCTATCGGTGGAGCAATTGACTCCGTTGCAGGAGGAATTTCAAGAATTGCTTCAAATACAAGATTAACTACTATTGGTGCTGCAGTTGCACCAATAGGAATGGGTGATAGCACTATCGATGGATGGGAAAGAAGACGCAGAGAAGAACAAAAACAGGCATTTAAACAAGAATATTATCCTAGCAGTTGGAATAGCGATGTTGATTATGACGCATTTGAAACAGCAAACTTTGAAAGATGGAAAGAACAAGACGATAGAAATAGAGAAAAAAGAATACAAGAACAAAGAGCAGCAAACATTCAAAGAATAAACGAATCTATGTCTTCTAGTGGATACAAAGAAGACCATGTTAGTGCATACTTTAAAAACAAATGAGTGAAAAAATAGAAGGTTATGAACCAACCCATCATCCAGTTATTAAAGCACCAACTGTAGATGAACTAAAACTTTTAGTAGAAAAGAACGGTCCAGAATTAGTAGCACAACTTCTCCAATTAAGAGAAGATAAAATTATTGCTGAAAAAATGGACCCATATCGACATGGATATGAGCCAAATCATTGGCATGATGCAGATGAAATGCTTAAAAAGAAAAACGAAATCCTAATCCTAGGAGGTAATCGTGCTGGTAAAACAGAATGGGCTGCAAAAAGAGTAATTCAAACATTAGTAAATAAGCCAGATGCTAGGGTATGGTGTTTGCATACTACAAGTTCTTCAAGCATTCAAATGCAACAAAATGTTCTATGGAAGTACATGCCTCCAGAACTAAAGAATGCAAGAAAAACAAAAATAACAAATATTCAATATTCGCAAAAAAACGGATTTTCTGACAATACATTTATTCTTCCTAATCGCTCTCAGTGCTTTTTTATGAATTATGCACAAGATAAAAAGGTTATTGAAGGTGGTGAAGTAGATTTAATTTGGTGCGATGAGTTGGTTCCTCTTGATTGGGTTGAAACTTTACGCTACCGTGCTATCACAAGACGAGGAAAACTCATCATAACATTTACTCCAGTGCTTGGTTATAGCCAAGTTGTAAAAGATTATGTTGCTGGATGCACAATTAAAAAGAGTTTGCCAGCAGAATTGCTAGACAAAAACAAGGTTATTGTTGCTGGATGCCCCAAAGGGCACATGCCGTATATTGCAGATTCAATGAATTCTGGTGCTGGAGTCGTTTGGTTCCATTCTCAATTGAACCCATACAATCCATTTGACCAACTTAAGGCTACACTTGAAGGAAAAACATCAAATGAAATAAAAATTCGTGCCTATGGGTATGCAGAAAACACGGCTGGGTCACAATTCCCATCATTTACTGATGTCAATATTCTTCCAGAAGAGAAAATACCTGTAGATGGGACTAATTTTATGGTTTGCGACCCCGCTGGAGCAAGAAATTGGTTTATGTTGTGGCTGCGAGCAGCAAAAGACGGAAATTTATATGTTTATCGTGAATTCCCAGACATTTCTAATGGAGAATGGGCATTGCCAGCAGAAAAAGCGGACGGAAAAATGGGTTCTGGTCAAAAAAATGGTGCTGGAAGAGGAATTGACGAATATAAAGAGTTAATTCGTGAACTTGAAGGAGATGAAATAATTGCAGAACGATATATTGACCCAAGAGCAGGTGCCACTCAGTCTGTTGGCAAAGAAGGTGGAACGAGTTTGATTGAATTGCTTGACCAAGGTGAAAAGCCAATGTATTTTACAGCAGCATCTGGTGTCAATATTGAACAAGGAGTAGCAATTATAAATGATTTGCTTTTTTATAATGCTTCAGAGCCTTTATCCCCAATTAACCAACCAAAACTTTATGTATCTGAAAGTTGTAAAAACTTAATTTACGCTTTAAGAGAATGGACAAACCAAGACGGAGAAAAAGGTGCATGCAAAGACCCTATTGATTGCCTTAGATATTTAACAATAATGGAACCTTCATATGAAGGAGGAAATACATTTAAAGCAAGAAACCAATCTCATTCTTATTAATTTGACAAACCTAATTTAAAAAAATAACAAACTACAATGGAAGAGCAACCAAAAGAGCCTTTAAAATATAACAACAGACGAGATAAATTGGCACTCGCTTCTGATGCACCAGATATTCAAGAATTGATTCGTGAATTTAGAAGGTCTTTATATAATGGAGGAAATACTGCAGAAATTGCAGAAAATGACGATTTAAGATATTGTAAATGGGCTGGTCAAACAAATGACGGGAAAAAACACTCTGAAAATAGAAAAAACGGAGACCCTGCTCTTCCATTTGAAGGTGCATCAGATGTTCGTATTAGATTAATTGATAGGGTTATTAACGAAATGGTTGCATTGTGGGTAAACTCTTGGAAAGCAAGTAAACTTAGAGTTTATGGAAGCACTTTAAATAATGCATCTAACTCAACAGCAATGACAAGTTTGCTTGAGCATGTAGTATCAGATAGACTTAGAATTGAAGCAAGAAGAGAGGCAGAACTTTTCGCACAATATGCTTTACAATATGGTTGGTCTGCAATGAATGTTACTTGGGAGCAACAAATTGGATTGCAGCCTCAATCTATTAAAATGTCAGAGATTGACGAACTGGCAGCACAACTTGCCCAATCAGAACCAGAAAATCCATCTGTAAGATTACCAGAGGCTATTAGAAGCGGAGAAGACGATGATATGTGTGTTTCTATGTTTGCTGGAGTAATGCCAAATGCAGACAGAAATGAACTAAAGCAAATGGTTGTTAATTTAAGAGAAAACGGACAGGCTACTGTATTTTTTGAAAGCATTATTAAGAACTTGCCAAGATTAACAGCCCTTAAGCCATACGATGAGATTGCATTTCCTCCAGAAACAATAGAACTACAAAAGGCTAGAGTTATCTTCAGAAGATTATATATGTCTGAAGTAGAACTCCGTTCTTATATCAAATCAGATAAATGGGATTCTGAAGCAGTAGAAGATGCTTTGCAAACATCTGGAAACCTTTCTTGGTATACAGACCCAAGCATTGTTCCTGTTGCTAACATGATTGGTTCTCAAGATTATAGGTCTAGGCATTTAATTGAAGTTTTGTATGCTTATACAAAGCAAATTGATGAATCTGGAAATATTTGCATTTATTATACAGCATTTTGTCCAAATGGTAAAAGAAACATTTTCTTTAAACACGAAAAACTAGAATACTCTCATGGAAAATATCCATTTGTTGAATTAAGAAGAGAGCATATTAGAAAATCTATTATGGAATCTAGGGGTATTCCAGAAATTCTTGTTACAGAACAAGCAGAGTTAAAAGCACAACATGACGCATTTCGTGATAGAACAGCATTAGAAACAACCCCTCCAATTCTTATTAAGAAAAGAATTCAAGGAATTAATAAAATCGGTCCAGCAATGCAACTGCCTGTTGCGTCAACTGATGATTATACATATTTAACCCCTCCTAGAAGCACACCAGCATATTCTCTTGAATTAATTAATCAAATAGAAAAAAATGCTGCTAATTATTTTGGATTAACCCATGAGGCAATTGCTCCTCAAAAAAGTCAAATGTTGCAACAAATGTCTGTTGATGGTTGGCTTAATACTTGGGCTGAAATCTATACTCAATTGCTTCAGTTATGTTTACAATATATGCCACAAGAAGAGATACAAAGCATTACAGGAGTTCCTCTATCTATTGGCTCTGTTGAACTTGCTGGAGCATTCAGTTTTGATGTAAGATTTGATGTTCGTGATTTAGACAACGAATATGTAATGAAAAAACTACAATCAATAAGCCAATTTGTTCTTCCTATGGACACTGGAGGTGTTATTGATAGAAATAAACTTGTTACAAAACTTACTGAGGCTATTAGCCCAGATGTTGCTAAAGAAATTGTTTTAGACCAACAATCTGCATCACAAAAGATGTACAATGATATCCAAAACGATGTTCTTAAGATGATGGCTGGTATTGAACCGCAATATGTAGAAAATGACCCTTCTGCTGGAACAAAGATGCAATACTTACAAGATATTGCTAGCAAGTCACCAAAGGTTCAGCAATCAGTACAAAGCGACCAAATGACTCAAGCGTTGTTCCAAAATTATCAAAAGAACCTTCAGATGTCAATTATGCAGCAACAAAATAAGCAAATTGGAAGAACTGGTGTAACTCCTGTATCCGACCAAATGGCTCAAGAGTCGCAAGAGCCTCAATAACAATAACTTATGAACGAAAACGAATATAATATTAATGTTTTTGGGTTTTCAGACAAAAACGAATTGTGGGATGCGATTATGCTTATTTTAGAGCATAATGCAGAGTTAGAAACATCAAATGCCATATCTGGTAATGTCAATAATGAAAAAAGAATTCATTTATGTGGCAGAGCAGAAGCAACTAGAGATATTATCAATTTGCTTAAATCGGAGCGTGAAAAGGCTCTTGAATATAAAAAATCGGAAATTATTTAATTTTGATTTGACTTACCATTAGAAATACTAATAAGTCAATACAAGTTTCTGCAAACTATAAATGCTGAATAAAAAAAGCCTTGCTCTTACTAGCATGAATACAAACGAAACTGGCGATAACAGTACTGCCAAACCTAATGGTGAAAGTTCTGTAGATAGAGTCGAATCTAGTCGATTCAGTGAACAAGACCTTGCATCTATCCTACGCAGGGATTTCGGAAATCTAGATAAGTCCGAAACAGAAGTTGAGCCATCTGACAATAACGGTTCTGAAATCCAATCTATAAATACAGACGAAAAGGATGCTCTGAACTTTTTAGATTACGGTGAAGAAGTTCATTCACAAGAAGAAGAGGCAACGGACAGCGAAGATAGCGAGTTCCAGACTAAAGGAGTTCAAAAGCGTATCGACAAACTTACAGCATTACGAAAGTCTGCTGAAGAGCAAGCCGAAAAACTAAAGAACGAACTTGAGCAATTAAAATTGCAAGTCGAGTCGAACAAGTCAAATGGTATTGTCATTACTAAAGATGAAGGTCTTCCTTACGCACATATTAATTCGTTAGCAGAAATTGATGCAGAGATTGCACAGGCTAGACAAGTTAGAAGATGGTGTGAGGAGAATTCAAACGGAGTTATTGTACAAAATCCAGATGGTACTGAATCGGAATACAGCACAGATGATGTGAAGCGTATTAAACTTAATGCTATTGACGCTCTAGAAGAACATCTACCTAAACGCTTGAATTATATTCAAACTAAAGAAAAGATAGATTCTATTGCATACAAGGAATATCCGTGGTTAAAAGATAAGTCATCAAAAGAGCGTCAAATTGCAGAAGCGTTCATTAAGGCTTTACCGCAAATCACAAGATTTCCAGATTTCAATATTATTATTGGTGATTATATTAATGGTGTAAAAGCCAGAGAATTATCTCAAAAAGGTAATAATATTAAAAAAGCACAAGTTCAGCCCACATCAAATTACGCACCTTCCTCTCGCTATAAAGACGCTGGCGATGTAGATGCAGTGAGGAGATATGTTAAAACTAATTCTAGTGTAGACCTTACGGCAATTATCAAGTCTAAGTTCATCTAACTACAAATAAAAAACGAACATGGCAAAACTCACTGAACCAAATATCGTGTCTGGTAAGAGGGAAGACCTCGCAGACTTAATCTCGCTTGTTGATGCAAAGGATACACCTTTCACTTCAATGGCTCCAAAGGGCTCAAAACCAGGAAATACACTATTTCGCTGGCAAGTTGACCGTCTCCCCGCTGCAGTTGCTGACTCTGCTGGTGTTGTAGACGGAACTGATGTTGACCCCAATGGCTCAACTATTCAAAACTTTGTTAAAGATGGTGCTAATCAGTACCGTTACGAAGTTTCTAACCACATCCAAGAATTCCGTAAATCGGTTCGTGTTTCTCCTCTTACTCTTGATATCGCAGTTACTGCTGGTGTTAAAGATGAATTGGCAAACAATGTCGCTAAAGGCATTACTATGCTTAAGCGTGATATGGAAAAAACCTTCTGTTCTAACAACCTTCCTAAAGCCGACAACGGCACTACGCAAGGTTTCGTTACCAGAGGTCTTGATTCTTGGACTCGCCCAGTATTAACAACTGGTGGTGTATTCGGTAATGACAACTATCTTGCTGTTGACGCAAACTTCCGCACTAAGGCTGATGCTTGCGTTGGTGATGCAACTGCTACTACTGAATCTACTGCTTTAATCGGTTCTGGTGCTTATGCACTCACCGAAACTGTTGTACAAGATGTTTTAACTGCTATTTATGGTGAGACTGGTCAATTCCGTTCTTATGACGGTTTGGTCGCTCCTCAACTAAAGAGAGCATTTACTAACCTTGTATATACAAGCCGTTCTGATACTGCTGCCTCCCAACAAGCAATCCGCACATTTAATCGTGATGCTTCTGACTCGTCCTATATCTCCTCAATTGATATCTTTGAAGGTGACTTTGGCACGATTCGTTTGCACCCATCTTTATTCTTAAAGAATAACTTCTGCGGATATGTTCTTCCTATGGAACATGTTGAAATCCGTTATGGTGGCTCGGTTGCTGGAATTAAAGAACTAACTGATAATGGTGGTGGACCTGCTCGCTTAATCAACGCTATTGCGGCTGTTTGCGTAAAGAATCCTCTAGCATTCGGTAAGTTCGATTATGTTGGTTAATTAATAAATGGCTGAAGATATAATTCAGTCATGGTGTGATGTGATTCCCTCCCATCTCAAAAACGAGATGGAGAGGGAACTCCGTCATGGTTGGAACATGAATGTCATAAAGGCAAAACATGAAGCCAAACAAATTGCTAAATTTGGTCATGCCAATGAAGCAAATAATATAAATGGAGTTGGCAGATTAGTTGCCAGAATTCCTCCAGACTCTTTTCATTACTGGGGACAAAGACTTGGATATGACTGTTGGAAAGATAAAACTTTTATTAAAGAGTTTTTAAGAGACAACCAAGAACTTGCAGTAAGAAATTATGTCAAAAAGACCGTTGTTAACGGTACAATTTTTGGTGCTGACGGTTTTGCAATAAAATGAAAACAGTAGATTTTAGCAAAGTATTAAGAGACACAATTCAACTTTGTGGTCTTGACGCAGATGATTTTAATTTGCCTACTTTTAAGCAATTAAGAGATTTTATCTCTGTTAGGCTTAAACTTGCTTGGGAATACGATATGTTCCCAGATTTGATTAGAATTGAATCTGCAAATGTTATTACGGAAACAGTATCTAATAACACAGTATATTATGTCAACAAACCAACAAATGCTGGTGAAGTTGTTGCTATTTATAATCAAAATCCTTATTCTGGAAGCAGGGCTGTTAATATCCCATTTGCAATTGTAGGAACAGATACAATTGATAGGTTAATGGTGTCTAAAAACTACACAGACGCTGTTTGGGTAGAATACAGACTTATCCCTCCAGTTTTATTTGGAACACCTTGGAATACAGTAACTACATTTAGGACAGGTTCTCAAGTTTACTTTGACAGCGGCTCAAACAGCGGGTCTTTGCAGCCAGAAGAAGGAAAGGTCAATAGTGGAAACTTTTATAATGCCATTGTTGATAGTTTAAATCATAACCCTGCCACGGATACTGATAAATTTGCAATTGTAAAAATTCCAAATATCTTCTCTACTTACTTGCCAAGGGCTGCTTTTGCCGATTATCTCCGTTCACAAGGTCAATTTGACAATGCAATTATAGCAGAAAAAGAAGCAGAATCTCTGCTAGATTTAGAAATTGATAAGATTGCAAGACAACAAGGTCAAATTCAAAAATATAACTTCATAAAAACATACTAACATGGGTTCTCAAATATCAATCTCAACTCCATTCCTAAAAGGAATCAGCCATTCTGATGTTACAATCGGAACAACTAAAACTTTAATTTTAGCAGCACCTACAGAAGTTTATGTTAAACGCATTGTAGTTATTGTTCAAAATAAGTCTTCTACGGCAAATGTTCAATTAATTGGAAATGCTACAGATACAACAGGACTTTTAATTTCACCACTTAGTTCTATTACTTTAGATAACTATAATGGTTCATTATACGCTCTTTCTTCTGCTGCTGGAACAATTGTTCATATTGCAACATCTTCAGTATAATAACTAAAAATGACTATTAA